CATCAGCCACCGGCGACTATGGTGCAGCATCAGCCACCGGCAACCAAGGTGCAGCATCAGCCACCGGCAACCAAGGTGCAGCATCAGCCACCGGCAAGGATAGCATTGCTCTTGCAGCCGGATACGGGTGTAAGGCTAAGGGAGCTATAGGTTGCTGGATAGTCCTCGCAGAGCGTGGAGAATGGAACGGTGATACCTACCCGATTAAAGAGGTCAAGGCGTTTGAAGTTGACGGGGAAAAGGTTAAGGCTGACACATGGTATATGCTAGTCAATGGACAGCTTAAGGAGGCTTAGTGGAAGTAATTAATTAAAACCGAGAAAGAAAGGAACTAATATGGAATGTCAATTTATTCAAGACGTAGAGGCATTTGCTAAAGAAATAGCAGTACGCCTACCTAAGACTCGCGAAGGTGGAATTATAATAATGGCTACCGATAGCAATAAAATAGTGAAGTGTATTATAGCCACACCCTCGCAGCAAAAAGAATTAGTTGAGCACATGTTAACTGATGAAATCATACAAAGCGATATTTTGGAAATCATGTCAGAATACGATAGTGAATAACCCTCAAAACAGAATAGATATGAGTGGAAAAGATGTACTAAGACTATTGCTGATCAGTTACGGTTTTTGCCGTAATATTGAGATAAGTACTTATATTGGAGATGGTGGGTGGATTGGTTACGAAGTATCGGCCAGTAATGACGATGGCATTGAATACTATGCAGTAGATTGTGAAGGTTTACTTTTTCATATATACGAGATACAGAAATTTATGAGAGATGAAAATATTGAACCTCGTTCAATGCTTGGAAACTTTAGCAACAAACATCTTCTTTCAGATGAGTCTTTAAATAAGCTACTGAATATGTCAGAGAATAAAAATTATTGTAAAACAAACCCTTATAATAGGCGTAAAACGAATTAGAAATGAATACACAATTTGAGCGGTCAGCATGCGCTACCGATGAATGGTATACACCGAAGGAGATTATAGATGCGTTGGGTGAATTTGATTTAGATCCGTGTGCCCCGGTCAACCCACTATGGCAAACAGCTAAGGTGATGTATAATAAAAACGTCGATGGGTTAAAACAGGAATGGAAAGACCGTGTATGGCTAAACCCGCCTTATTCCCGACCTCTTATTGAAAAATTCATCAGCAGGATGGCAGAGCATGGAAACGGTATCGCTTTACTTTTCAATCGTTGCGACTCAAGGATGTTTCAAGACATAATTTTTGAAAAAGCAACGGCGATGAAGTTTTTGCGCAATAGGATTCGTTTCTTTCGCCCGGACGGGACTCGTGGAGATTCACCCGGTTGTGGTAGTATCCTTATTGCTTTTGGCGAAAACAACGCGGAAATATTAAGAAACTGTGATATAGCAGGTAAGTATGTTAGAATCAATTAGAATGACAAAAACATGAATAAGGAAGAATTTCTGAGCAAAAGAGACGCCATTGATTTAATGCTAAAAGATTTGAATGGCGAAAAAGAGAAGTTGGAAAAGGAATACATTGAATCCAACCAAGGATTCCCTATTGGAAGCATGGTTTGTATAACAGTCCCGGCTAATGAAAGGTTTTCTCTTTTGAGCAATGAAAGGATATTGGTCCCCGAAGTGAAGAAGTTAGCCTATATTGCAGATTATGAGATTGATGATGACGGAGAGGTTGTCCCCTCTTTAAGGCAGTTGGATTGCAATGGGGGCATGTCAGCAATACCTTTATTTGTTAATTTTAAAAAGGTTATAATTGAATTAGTGTAAATCTGATTTAAAAGGAACAGAAATGAAGAAGATTAAATATTTAACAATCAAGGTAACTTATAGCATTGGACTTAGTGATGTTGAAGTCCCTGACAAAGTTTATGATGAATTAGCTAAAGCCTATGATGAAGGTGGGCATGTACCTGAATGGGATGATGAGCTTGAAAATGCAAATGAATGGTTAATAGATAATATCCGACAAGAGGATGCAATGGATTGGGAGTTTGAGATTGACGATTTTCAAGATGAATAATTCAAATAAATCAGATATGAAACAGAAGTTAGAAGAAGTACCCAATAATGATCATGAATCATGGAGTTCAGCAAGAGCACTTGGTCCTATGGAAAGAAGAGAAGAATACAGAAACCTATGTTATAATTTTGAATATGAGTGGGGAACTAATACCCCTCACTGTGCAAAGAAAAATGTATGTGATGAGGATTGTGAATATATGAAAAATTTTAAAGGATAAGGCAATGAAAGGAAAAACGAAAATCGGCATTGAGCTTTCAAAAACAGAAATGCTTGTCATTGGGACAGAAGTGGAAATCATAGATATTCTTCGCTATGGATGTGGTATATTATACATGTGTATTACACCATCAGGAATCCGCATTCCTATTGAGTTTCATAAAATAGATATAACAGATTATACACCTTTTGCGGAAAGAAACTATAAAAACAAAGCCATAGAAGAAGCAGCAAGAGAATATGCAGAATCAGTAATTGATTCATTCGGAACAAACGGAGTTCCTAATGGCGTTTCCGATATTAAGGAAATGATTGCTCTTGGTTTTGAAAATGGCACATCATGGCTTTCAAATCAGATTAAATCTATCATCTTGGATGATACGTTGACAGATGGGGAAGTCATAGATAACATTAATGAGCTATTGAAACCAACAAGGATGTACTAGAACGATGGACATAGATAACAAATATAGGATTCCCCTTGTCGGGGTCTATAATCCGTTAGTTTTTGAATGTCCCGAATGTGGTACAAGTATTCTCAACGCTTATCATAAGCATATCTGTGGGATTGCAGAAGCTCGTATTGGGATAGTTGCTATAAAAGAGTGCCCAACATGTTTTACGAAGTATTATTCTCATTTTTCAGAAGCTGAATACAATCTGTTTTTGCATAGCATAGAGAGAGGTGAAAATTTGCATTTTAAAAATGTATTCGTGAAACAGATTAGAGAGAAAGGAGATTAATTATGAAAGAACTTATTGAATATTTGAATCAATCCGGATTAACGGGATTAGTACGTACATATATAATTGTCGGAGGTATTTCATCTGTCATTGTATTCATATGGGTTTTAATTAAAATGTCACGTGCTCTTAATGGTAGGAAAAAATCTATGTTGGATTTTCAACGTAGGCGCAAAAAAAGGAAAACATTTTAACTTGTAGCAAGATAGATATGAAAAAAGTAACGATAATATGTGATGCATGCGGAAGAGAGATACAGCCATCGTATTTCCGCAGCGCAAGATTGGATTTCAAGGTGGATAAATGGGATGGTGGTTCTGTTGGTGGAAGGGAAGATATATTCATCCAAGAAGCCGACTTATGCTCGGAATGCGCCCATAAGTTACAGAGATTTATAGAGAACGAATTAAACATTCAACCACATCACCCCTAATTGATTAAATTATGAAACAGACAGTAGAAGAAGCAGCCCGCACTCATTGGAGTGAAAGTACATATAATAAAGATGCAGAGCTTGCCTATGATGAAAGAGACAGTATAGCTATCAAGGCATTGGCAAAATCGGTTGCATTACGGGCTTTTAAGAAAGGTGCAGACTGGCAGGCAAAGCAAGCACCTTGGATAAGCGTTGAGGAACGGTTGCCAGAAAATAATACCGTGGTTCTGACAAGAGGGGCTTATGGCTTCCTTATTTGCCAGCTTTCATCTTTGGGTGAATGGGAAACCGGGGCAAATGTTAATAAAGAAAGATTAGGCATTACCCATTGGATGCCCATCCCCTCTTTCGATGATATACTCGAAGCCAACAAGGATGTACTGGAACGAATTAAAGAGAAAGGAGACTGATTATGAAGATATATGGAATAATTAGAACAGTCTGGAATGGAAATAGTTATTCTTCCAATCCAGACGAAGATATATTTCTTTATTTGAGCAAGGAAGAACGGGATAAGAACATGCCCAAATGCGTTAGTAATGCCGATATTGAATACAACACTTTTGAAACAGAAACGGAGGACTAAACAATGAAATCAAAGTATTTTAAAAAGATAAGAAGCCAAGTGAAGTGGTATAAGGTATCATACAGAGATAATTTATTTTCTAGTTTTAGCGATGAGAAAGAGATATTGGCTAAATCTCCTGAAAATGCTTGTGTCAGATACCATAAACGTACTGGATGTTTTATTAACAAATATAATCCCAATAATATTACACAACATAGTGAAGTTCTTTCAAGGTTCAAAGTGTGTATAGGTAAGAAAGTAATGTATTTCGATTAAATAAAGAATGGGACGATGAAAGCAAGAATAAAATCAACTGGAGAAATTGGAGATGTCTTGTGCTGGGACGATGTAGAAAAGACTAAATTAAGTATTCTTCTAAAAGGGAGTGTATGCGCAATCCCATATCAAAATATAGAAATTATTCAATTAGAAAGTAGTGTTGATTGGGAGCAAAGGCGTTATGAATTGGCAAAATCCGCTATGCAAGGGTATTGTATTGCTTTAGGAATAAACGATGACAGTGAAACTTATGATGATATTGCAATAGGTTCCTTGAGAGCAGCCGATGCACTAATAAAGAAATTGAAAGGGAACTAATCATGGAAGTAACCGATTTTCTTGAAATAGTAATACTTTGCTTGTCATTATTAATAGTCATTCCTATACTTATGGTTATTTGGATTGATTGGGAACGAATTGATTCTAAAAGAGAAACAGATGGAAGTAAAGAACGGAATAATAATAGACGGAATACTTCACGTATTGTCGCCCAGGAACAAAATCCCTTGTAAAGAATGTTCATTGCGAGATGAATGCGATGATAGTAACTATCTTATTTGCGATATGTTTGGTGCAGGTAAAGATGAATGTTTTGTTAATCGTGGTAAGGTAACGGATATTAAAGTAGATAAGGAGGAATAACTATGGGATTTACAACACCGTGCTTTATACGCAAAAATACACCGGAACTTCGGAAGAAGTTGGAGGAGTTGGGATATAAAAATCGTAATTTATATTTCTATGATTGTATTGGCGTAGTATACGATGGATTTGATTGTATTAGTCAATGGATGTTTGGAAGTATATGGGATTTTGCAGATTGCATTGATTGCGGAACCAACGAAGAACTTTTCTTGGCTATTGCTGCATTAAGGGATGATACAGACAACAACCAACTATTCACTAATGGTAATGGCGATTGGGGTATATACCGGGATGGCTCTGATGGAGGTTTGTCTGGAATGGATTTCTATGGGATGCCTAATGATTTTGAGATTGACAATTATCACAAGGCTACCGTAGACGAACTAATTGAACATTTTAAAACAAAGGAGGAACAATGAAGAGAATAATTACTGTCCAAGATATGATTAACGAATTAATGTTAGTTGCCAATAAAGATGCTGAAATAAATATCGTAATGAATACAGGAGATTATCAAACTGAATACCACCCAGATTTATATGATTTTTCCGTCATTGATTTTACTGATGTACATCCTGATGATGGAGACTCAGAAAATAAAGTAGTAATAGAAATGTTTCGTTAAAAAAGGAGAAATGAACGATGCACCAGTGTGAATATTGTTGTTGGTATAATGATAGATGTGGGAATTGTGATTGTCCTACAGCTATGAAAAGACAAGCGTGTGAAAAAGCTAAAAATGCCAAAGAGCACAATGAAAAACCTAAAATAAAATAGTCATGACCGAAGAACTTGTAACATTAGAAACAGCGGAACTGTTGAAAGAGAAAGGATTTTTAGGAAGAAAATATATTATAGATGTTTCCACTTTGCTACATTGTTACAAATTTTTATCCGTTCCTCCGCAATCCGTTGCACAAAAGTGGCTTCGTGAAACCAAAAATATTCATATATGTATATACAACTGTGCCTGTGGCTATGGATACGAAATATCTAAAGCTGACAATGGAACTCATATAGCCAGTTCTGCTTATAAAGGAACAAATGACGGAGGGGAATGGGATAGCTACGAAGAAGCACTTGAGGCAGGATTACAGGAAGCATTAAAACTTATATGATTATGAGAAAATTTACATATGTATTGGCATCTGTCATTATATCATATCTAATTTGCGTATATGAGTGTAATACGTGGAATTTCATAGTTGGGTTAGAGCCTTCACCAGCTTGCGAAAGATTAGCCGAATACGCTTTTTATTTCGTGATATGGTATTGGGTTGCGAAAGCTGTTGATTCGTTTCACGATTAAATAAGTATGGAAACAGCAGAATTAATATTTAAATCCGTACTTGCCCCATTAAATTTTTGTACTTTGGCATTTTTACCTTAATTTTGGTAAGCAAGTGTCACAGACGCATGGAGAATAGGTTTGATGAGATAGAAAAATGCGTCCGTCATGTGCCATATCGTAACGACATTGTTTACATCACCCAGCTCTTGGAACTGCAAAGATGTGGATAAATAAGGAACGGTATGAGGAAGCCGATAAGATTGGAGAATAATCAAGGATGAAGAAATCAAATTAGGAATAAGGAAATGAACAATATTAATTTAAACGAATTGCGCGATCGCGCTTATAAAACCGCTTGTGAACACGGTTTTCACGATGAGGAATTGAGTAATAAACACTGCCTTTGTTTAGTTATATACGAACTTATGGAAGCTGTGGAAGCAGATAGGAAAAAGCGATTTGCAAAAGTTCCAGTCGATAAAAAAGGTACAATATTTGACGAACGGACTTTTCATTATCAAAATAAGTATTTTGCGGAAAACTTTGAAGCATATATCAAAGACTGTGTGGAAGACGAACTTGCCGATGCAGCTATACGCCTGCTTGATTTGTGCGGATTGCGTAAGATAGACATCGAGGATTTTACGGAAGAAATGTTATATGAGGCAGAGGAAAGTTGCGAGGATGAGACCTTTACAGAAAGTATATACGCTATATCCACAATTCCCATCAGATATGCGTATGAATATGACTATCCATTAGAAAAGCAATTAAATGGTATGCTATTGGCTATTTTCGGGCTTGCCAACCATTTGGACATAGACCTCACATGGCACATCAATCAGAAGATGAGATACAATGAATTGAGAGAAAACAAAAATGGAAAAAAGTATTGGGCAATAATCTAAAAACAATAAGACGATGAAGGTTAACATTGAAAATTTACGCCAATCGGTTATGATGCCGACTAAAGAAGACAGGGCAGAGTGGACCAACGGCTTGTATCTAATCTACGAAGACGGACATGCAGAACCGTTTACCAGCGATAACTTCAAAGATTGTGTACGATACATCGGATTAAAGCACAAAGACGTATCGTTTGCCATCTCGTTGACGGAGCATAAGGATGTTCAGCTGCTTGACAATGACAGCCGAGAGGAATTTGGAAATCAAATCTATTATGGGCGTGAATGTGATGCATTATTTGATATGAATGGACAGCGTAACACTGCTCAACTGATTGAGCGAAATCCTAAACTGTCTAATCTGCTGAAAGATGACGAATATATCCCATCATTAGGACAGCTTAATTTAATAGCTCATTATCAAGATAATATAAACGATGTGCTGAGGTACATAGGCAAAGAACCGTTATCCTCCACATGGTATTGGTCCAGTACTGAGTACAGTCTCAGCCTCAGTTGGTACGTACACTTCTTCAGTGGGCAGACGAGCAACGGCAACAAGTGCTACAGTTACAGAGTACGGGCAGTGGCAGCATTCACTTTATTCATGAGTATCAAGGAGAAAATGAATAGGGGACAACAAATATGAAAACAAGTTTATGCGAAAGTTCTTAATTCCGAAGTGGAAAAAGGATTTGATTTGCTAGAAAGTAAGATTAGACTTTAACACCTGAATTGGAAGAACAGTTTCAGCAAGAGTTATACAGCCCTACTTGCTGAAACTGTTTGTTTTAAACTGAGTCGTCAATGGCATTGATTACAGCAACCATTTCCAAATCAAAGAAAAGGATACGTACACCATCATTGCATATACCGTATTGAGAACTAGGACGTTCATCGGTCCATCCGTTTTCAGCTATGACTAAATCAACTACTTTAAAAATTATATCCAAAGATACAAAGTTTATTTCTCGGTTGATAAAGTCTCTGAGTTCTTCTAATGTTTTCATTTTTTTAGTTTTCTATAAAATCAATCCTGTAACCTAGTGCATACCCTATCTTTGCAAGGATATCTATACCTGTACTATATTTACCAAGTTCTATTCGTGCTATGTGACCCTGGTTTATACTGACCAGCTCTGCCAATCTCGCTTGGGACAATCCCTTTTGCTTTCTGAGCTCGGCAATACGCTTACCGATTCGTTCTCTCTCATTCAAGCTCTCCATATAACCTCTCTTCCTCTCTTTCTTCTTCACACAAGAAATTCCACATCTCAATCAATGCTAATTCCTTATCTCTATTGCTTCCGCTGTTAGATGGATCAAGCCAATTTATGTGGGCTATTCTATCTTTAAATTCATCATAGCTACAGTATATACTATCCGCATCTTGGTCGAACCAAATAAAACAACGAGGGAAAGATAGGCGAATAATCCCTATCTGGCCATGGTAATCAATAATGTTTTCAGCAAGGTATATACCTGGATATTTCGGATTTTCTTTTTTCATTAGTAGATAACAGCTTTTAATTTTACGTCAGTTATACAAACACTCTCTTGTCTCTGTACAGAATAGTAAGTGACATGATTATTCGAAACTTCAAACATCGGATAGATTGAATCAGGATCGTCTTTAATTCCTTCAACCGTGAATTTAACGGTGCCTTGTTTTGATGCCTGTTTGAATGCTCTGCGAAAATTTATATCTAATGAATTAAAAGTTTTCATAATCTTATATTTTATAAAATTGAAAATTGCTTGTTTATTAATTCAAAAACACGTACCTTTGCATCGCATATCAGAAATGATATTAGTCGCCTTCGGGCGTGGATTGAAACGACATTAAAAATGTCATTGTGACTTAAATCACAATTCAACATTTAGGGTAGCGATTTTTTGCTGCCCTATTTTTTGTTTATAGCTACCAAATTATAGTATTTCAGGCGTATTGTCCCGCCATCTGGAACCATCCGACCACATACCTCCACGGGCAACGCTTATAAAGTTGTCCCCCTCTTTGATGAACACGGACCAACTACATTCATTTCCGGCAAAGCGGTTAGCCTCCGCAATATGCCTAATATCTTTTATTAATATCGATTTGTTAGTGCCTGTAATCGGCTCCATAAGACTCGTGCCGTTATTGGCTTTAAAGTTCGCAAAATACGTTCTCATTGCTTTCTTTTTTTTATTAGTTTATAATAGTTCCCGGTGGCGGTGTTGCTCCGCCAGTCCACACGGTGCCGGGATGATGATCACCAAATTCCAAATTCTTTCCCTGCCTTATTAAACCCCATCTCGTTTTGCGTCTTGCATATCTCCATTATTTCGGCTATTTGCTTAGCAGTGTAATTGTTAACATTAATCACTTTCTCAATATAAGACAAAATATCATCAAATGTTTGACCTGATAAATACGTGTTTTTTCGTATCGTGTTAATTTTTCTTGCTGTCATAATCTTAATGCCGCTTATCCGTTGCCGCCAGTTCTATTGTGTTATTTTGATACTGCAAATATAAATGTTTATCTTGACAATGCAAAATATTACATTAATAAAGAAGGCATGTTTTTAAACATTCATTCAGATAATACGCTTTGTGCGTATTCCGCACGCCTGTTTATTTTCGTTCTGAGCGCGGTTAAGCGATTTCGGGTAAATTCTAAGCCATTATGTGTGCGAATGCCTCTTGCGTTCAATCGTTCAACTACCTTGTCAATATCTTGCGGAGTATTGCACCCCTCCAACATGGCGGCTATCATATTGTTCTTCTCATCGTTCATCGCTTCCTTTCTTCTCTTTTCCCCGTTCACCTTACCGCCTTTCGCCTGACCTGATGTAGTACCGCCTAATGATGTGCACCAGTTGCCGGACTTTGAGTAAAAGCCACCTTCTTCTTTTATTTTTTGTTTTTTTACAGCTAATGCGCTGCGTGTCCTTTCCTGGATTAATTCACGTTCAACGGCCGCGCCAAAACTGAAAGCATACAGTATCATTTCGTCTATTGCTTTCATATTGCCGCAATTCAAATCCAAATTCATTTGTACGATTACAAGGCGAATTTTACGCGGTTTTAGCTCGTCGTTGATTAGCTTGTTAATATCTCCCATCGAACGCCCCAAACGGGAAATTTCGGCTACTATTAGCATATCTCCAGTCTCCAGCAACGGAAGTACATCAGTGCCTAATTTCCGTTTCTTATAGGTTACACCACCGGATATTCCTTCTTCCGTTATCACAATGTCAGATTTTAAACCGTTTCTTTTCAGCCATTCTTGGACGGTTCTGTTTTGCTGCTCCAATGTTTGTTTGTCGGTGGATATACGACCATATTCTACTACTTTCATAAATTACTCCTTAGATTAAAATTCGTTTCGGAAATGGTTCGCCAATCTTATACAGTTCTACGCTTGTAACTTCTTGTGTTTCTTTAAGCAGGTTTATCCCATCGCTGTAGAAGTTTAGCAACCTTATAGCTTCGAATGCGTTGCATGGTTGAAGCATTATAGTTCGTCCTTTCTCGTTAATCTGAATGAAATAATTCTTTTCCATAATCTTTTTATTTTTAAGTTAGTAAATAGTTCCGCCCGTGGAACTTGCACCACTTGCAAGGCTTTCAACCTTTGGCGGATAATTCGGTTTAAAAACCGTTGTTTCCAGTCAGCTCCTTACCTACTCCAACAGCTAACCAAATCAAAATGCAAATCATGAACATATTATTTCCTCCTTAATTAAATTTATTCGTTCATTCTTACCTATCGCCTACCCGGCAGCCGTATTACTGCCGGGGTGTCATAAGATGATATGTTGGCAAAGCCCCAACAATGTATCTATGCTAATTGTGGCAATATATTTCTTTCATTGTCTTAATTCTCTAAACGAAACCGTTTCAAAATCACTCTTAATAATCTCTATCTGTACAGGCTTCACAAATCGGTTTAACTCCTTGCGAATATTCTTCATTTGTTCAAATGATACGGTTACTATATTACAGGCAACTAACAAGTTGCGCAAAATGTTGTCTAATTCTTTACGTCTCATAATTTAATGTTTTTAAGTTAATACTATGATTTTATTCAGCGGCAACAAGTTTTCCACCTTCCCTTGTAATAAATCGTATTACGGGTCTCCTCCCCAATAGATAAGGGTCGCCGAATAATGTATATCCGCAAAAACTATTATACTTTAACGAATTTTTCCCGACTGTTTTAGATTCTCCGTGATGGAACACCGTATCTCCTTGTCTAATCTGTGAGATATGCACTTTCTCACATTCGAATAAATGCCCTTCCTTGTTAATGGGCCTTGCTATTTTTCCCATACTAGTTAATGTTTTTAAGTTAATAAATAGTTCCCGGTGGCGGTGTCTCTCCGCTTGTTGTCCTCCACACCGGGATAGTTGGTTATCTAAACACATGATCAATGAATACCGTATTCGTTTGCCATTGCCCTCTAGATTTAAAAACAAAATATCCGCGTATGATTGCCGTTTCTTTCATTTCGTTTGCAAAATCATAAGCCGCCTGTTGGTTTTTGCCAAACTCCTTATTTATTGATCCGCTGTTATTGCTCACCCTGTAACGTAGCTTTGCAGGGGCTTTTGCCTTATTTGTAATAATATTCATATTTTTTCGTTTTTAAGTTAGTTTGTTCCCGGTGGCGGTGTCGCTCCGCCTTCCCACATTGGTTAATCTTGTTCTATCGTCCACTCTTTTTTTACGAAGCCTTTAAAGCTGCCAAACGATTTTTTAAACGCTGCTAACGCTTCTTTTTTTGTATTACCGTAGTAGCAATAACGCGCCCCATTGTAAAACTCTACTGTTAACTTATATTCTTTCATATCTTTAAAATTTATCTGATTCATCACTTTTGTTTATAAATTCGCGTAGCTTATCCCTGTCGGTGCCGGAAATGAATATCACGGCACCGAATAACAAAACCAACAAAACCATATTCAGCTAATTAAATGACCGTCTTTAATCGTCCGTTACCGTCCGTAAACCCGTTAAGTGTTTCCGCCTCTCTTTCGGCTTCTTTCTTAGTCGGATAGCATTCTATTATACAGTTGTCCAGATTGTCTAATATGCCGTAATATCCAAGTGTTAACGGCTTATCCTTGACGGTGTAACGCTTTCCCTTTACTTTCTTCTCGTAAAATTCTACGTTCTCATCCATCGGGGTGTAATCTGATGAAATGCTAAGCGTGCCCGATTCTATTTTGTCATTAAGCTCAATTATATCGGGTAAATCGTTTTTTAAACTGCTTTCCACGCTTACACCGTCATAGGTTACACCGAATTTCCATTCCTTATCTGTGTACACGTTGAAAACATCGCCCGGCTGTATGTCTGCACGTACTTTCGCGCTGGTTATGATTCCCGCGCCTTCAATGTTGTAATAGCGCACACCGTTAAAGTTGTCCGTTTCGGTTAGATGGATATTTTCAAGCGGTAACGCTTCGTTAGTGTTTTCATCCGCTTCTTTTTCCCTATTTGCAGGTGTGAGCAATTCCCGCACCTTGTCCGCCTGCTTCTTACTGAATATCCAGCCGGCACGCTTATTCCCATTATAGCTTAATGATGGGTTAAAACGTCCGCCCAATTCTTTTAAATGCTCTTTGATCGCTTTTGTATCGCCAAACACAGCAACCGCCTTCTCTGAATAATCCACAACCTCAATACCTTCAACCGTCACGGCTTCCACTTCTTTAGCTTCCTCAACCTTTTCAGGCTTAACGCTGCTTTTCTTTGCCTTCGGTTCTATAACCTTATATTCATCACTTACTTTTATGCTCAGATAAAAATTAGTATCAAAATAGTCTTGCATACCGTCCGAATCGTCATAACGGAAAGAACTAGCGTAATTTGATACAGCATTTAACGCTGCGAATACTTCCGGGGTTAACTCGTCTTTCCATGCCTTCACGTTAGACATCGTGGACATATAACCACGTTCCGCGCTTCTTGATCCTTCAATGAAAGGAACACAAGGACCGGATTTTAATTCAACCGCCATTGAATCCGCGTACATGCTCCATTCAGAGCGAACAGAGAACTTAAAGCCCGGGAAATTCTTCTTGGCATAGGCTCTAACCTTTGCGGCGATTTCCTTAGTACTTAATTTGCTGTCATAGTTTGAGCCAGCCCAACCGTTTGCGGTGTAAAAACTCATTGCTTTCATAATGCTATAATGTTTAATGTTAATATTTCAATTCATTACAGCGTGATTTTGATTATTAAAGAATTACGGCTATATTTGCGCCATGGAATTAAAAACCGTTGGCGGGTAACGCCTTACATTACCCACCGTTTGAGAGCTTTAAAACTTGATTATAATAATCAAAGGCTTAAAGAACCAAACACGAATACAGACTTTAATTTCCATAAACGAACGGTTTTATAGGCTAATGAAAGTTAGCCGCTTTCGGTGGATCATTCCACCTATCCGGGTGTAACAGGCTTCCAACTGTTACACCTTTTTTTATAACCGCATCAAAAAATCAAAAATTAAATGGGAGAATATTTGCAAGTGAGAAGTTAAAGAAGTATTTTTGCCTCCGTTCCTGGAGAGTACTACTTTAAGTATTCCCAACTTATGAGAGCCTTAATACTGGTAATATTAAGACTCTCTTTTTATCTCAGCATTTAACAACACGCTTTGGGCGTTAATATTTGCCCCTGTGGAAGAATAGGACTTTATTACGTTATCCTTTCCCTTTCACATTGCGAAGATAACGCTTTTTTATCAAAATATCAAATAAAACACATGATATTTTGTAAGCAATTAGAAATAAATTACATGTTCCATAACATACACCTATAAGCCAATATAACGCCATATAGAAGCGTTATATTTTCACCTTCACAATGTATCGCGTTTACCTTTCTTCGCCTATATCGCGCATATTAAAGCCATATGCAACGAAGCAAACGAGCGTTGTAAACCGTTGTAGTACAACACAGGCAGTACAACCATGAACGCGCTATGCCCCTCCTCCCCCCGTACACCAGTGCAACCGTAAACATCCGTCCTCTCTCATTTTTTTTAATTTTTTTTCTGATTTTTCCTCTCTTTCTAATTGTTTGAATATTTTATCTAAATCAAGACACATAAGCTGTAACATAATATTATTATATTATATGAGTTATTGTTTTACGTTGATGCTTCTCTATGCAGTATGTGTATGAACCCCTTTCATTATATTCATAATAAAAGGGAGAGCGGTGTTCGCTGTCGCTCACTTTTTTCTTTATGTTACTTTCTTTTTTATAGGTTTTGGATTAGACATTTTTCCTTTATTTATATAGGGTATGTCTAATATGCAATGAGGTAGTACTATGCAATACAAGGTATATTTCAAGTATTCTTTTACTTTTAAGATTAAAAGCTCAATATTAAAGCGGATTTAAATATATCACAGTGATAAATATTAAAGTAAGGCTTTAATATATGAATTTAAATTATTATATTTGCGTGTATTATAATAGAACAACATGAATGAATACAAGTTTTATATGATGCATTATGGCGAGCTTGGTGCCGGTTGGAAAGACTTGGAAATAGATTTCCCAGGTTTAAGGTATAAAGAATGTACAGGTCTTAATTCGTATGGAGAGCCTACAAATATGTATGCAGAGGATTTTACCGAGACAAGCAAGGCGGAAGTGTATGTTTCCAGCACACCGGCACACAAGCAGACAACTATAAAACTGACATTGATATTCTTGGAGGATGATACCAAGGATGATAAGTCTTACCATGACTTTATGGCTTTCATTACCGGTTCTAAGATTGCCTACCGTGATACAGCGAGGAAGAGAAAGGTCCTGATGTACCTCTCAGGAGCCACAGAGCCTAAAAGCGATACCCTTTACGGGCAGAAATATAAGGAAGTGACGTTTACTTTCAAGAACGTGTACGGACATTCATTCGGATATGACGAACAATTTTCTGAAACATAAATATATAATGATATGAAGAATCCGATTGTAGATAACAGAATTGTAGAGGATATCTGGTTCGCCACAAGATTAAATGACACTCTACATAAAATATTGAATGGAGAGGTTGTTAGCCGTAATGATATTCAATATTTGACATTTATATCTGATGACCTTCTCGCTTACCAACGCCATACTTGTACAGAACAAGACGAGAAAGATTATTTTGAACGTATTGGCAAACCTCTGACGGAGATTATTGCGAAAGAAAAATGTGGTATAAGCGAACTGGTTGGAAAGACTATAACATGTATAGATGGACTTAAAAAAGATTCGGAAGAAGCTACATTTATATGCTCGGATGGTACGAAGTTTATTATGTACCACGAACAAGATTGCTGTGAGGTTGTGTCTATTGACGATGTTTGTGGTGATGTTGAAGACTTGATAGGCTCTCCTATATTGAAGGCAGAAGAGGTTTGTAATGATGCAAGCGATGTGATTCGTGAAGATGCGGATGCAAGCGCTACTTGGACTTTCTACCACTTGCATACCATCAAAGGAATGGCTACTATCAAATGGTACGGTACTTCCAACGGATATTATTCGGAGAAGGCTGATTTTGTGAAGGTTTACAAGGCTTACAAATAAGTACTAAGCATATAATAATTTTATTTTAAACAACAATAAACCATATATAATATGTTTTTAGAGACAGAAACCCTATCAGAAGCGTTGACCTTTGCGAAGTGCAAGGATTTGCCCAAGAAGCTCAATCCCGAACTGGGGCTTACTTGGATATTGGCTATCGCCCTTATCAAGAAGAAAAACCTTATGAATGCCTATGCCATTGTTGAACAAAGGGCTGACGGACTTATCCAGTACAAGAAGACATTCGGGCGGCTTTCTCCCATTGATGGTCTTATCTCCATCCATCCGTATATGTACGTGGATGAAGAGGCATTGGGAATGGCTATGAAAGCAAACAGACGAACTATCGCCATGCACTATGCTGATGCAGCGGACGACATCATTGATTCGGACGATGAGAAGTTCAAGGTGTACCAGTTGCAGTACGCCATGGATATGCAGAAGCTGAACATGAACCAGGAGAAGCCTAGATTCGGGAAGTCTGTTGTGGAAGAAGCGGAGGAAGCGGCTAATCCGGTTGTTGAGGAAGTGTTGAAGGAGAATGAGACGGTGGCGACAATTGAGGACGAAGGAGAGTGTGTTATCGAGGTCGAGGACGCTAAGACAGCGTTCAGACCGAAGAAAGGTAGAAAGACTAAAAAAGAAGAATAGATATGGAAGTACTACTGGTGCGATAAAATCGCGTTAGTTTAAAAATCATCAAATAAAGAGAGTTCTTTGACATTTTGATTTGAATTG